TATCAAGTACAAAAAAGGACAATCATGAAACCCTAAATGAAGACCTAAAAAATGAATATCACTGATCAATAAAACAATGAAAGATCTATGATATAAAACAATGAAAAGAAAAGACATAGAAGAAACATACCAACAAATGCTACAACTAACCACTAAAGAACTACAAGAGATCTTCGTGGACGATAGACAACCAATCTTAGCCAAAATCATAGCCTCTTCATTGACTTCAAAGAATAAGTTCGATGTAATAGAGAAGATGTTGGATAGATGATTCGGAAAAGCAGTAGAAAAGATAGAAACTACTATAGTAACGATCAATGAAGCTGATTTAACTGATTAATATATAAGTATGCTAATAAATTGAGAATGCTTAGAAGAAATGGATAAATTAATAAAGCAAGGTGTTAAAGTAGACGCCATAATAACAGACCCACCATATTGAATTATGTCTTGTTGTAAATGGGATAGTGTTATTGATTTTGAAGAAATGCGATTAAGATTAAATAAACTTATAAAACCTAATTGAGCAATTGTATTGTTCTGAAGTGAACCCTTTAGCTCTGCTCTTAGAATGTCTAATATAAAGAACTATAAGTATGATTGGGTATGGAATAAGAAAAAAGCAGGAAATTTTGCACAAGGTAATAAGCAACCTTTAAAAATACACGAAATAATAAGTGTATTCAATAAGCATAATTATTATCCTTTAAAATCAGATGCTATAAAAATCAATACTAGACATTTAGGAAAAAAATCAATAAATACAAAAATGAGAGTAGAAGCAGGGGGACAAGGTGGAGAGATAAAATATTCTAAAAACTATGAACCTTGAAAACTTTTACCTATTTCAATTATAGATATTAAAAAAGATAATTATAAAAATAATATTTTTCACCCAACTCAAAAGCCAATAGCACTAATGGAATATCTAATAAAAACATACAGTCATAAAGATGAAGTTATACTTGATTTTACAATGTGAAGTGGAACAACATGAGTTTGATGTAAAAACTTAAATAGAGAGTTTATATGAATAGAATTAGATCAAGACTATTTTAATATAGCAACAGATAGAATATGAAAAGTAATATAGTAAGTAGAAAATGGAGATTGTCACATCTCTATAAGATAATAAATAAAGAATCAAAAAAGGTTACATTTAAACCAAATGCAACACAGCTATTGTTATTAGCTAAAGAAGATGAATTAAGAAAGAAGTATTGAAAGGTTTGGCTAATAGTATTAAAAGCTAGACAGGAATGAATCACTACATATAAGTGTATGGATAAGCTAGATAAAGTGATGTTTTATTCCAATGTCAATGCTAATATTGTAGCACATAATAAAGAAAAGCTGATAGAAATCTTCCAAAAGGTTCAGTTTGCTTATAAACAATTACCAGAACAAATAAAATTAAATGACTGAACAACACGAGAGAAACCTAAGGCTAAATATGATAATAAGAATGAACTATACTTTGAAAGCAATAACAGTAGAATCAAGATTACATTAGATAGTAGATCAGGAACACTTTCAGACTTACATATATCAGAAGTTGCATTCATAGATAAGGCTAAAGAGATGTTAAGATGAACATTACCATCAGCAGAATATGCAGACATAACAATGGAAACAACTGCTAATTGAATGAATCACTTCAAATACCTTTGGTATAATAATAAACAATTTCATAAGATATTCTTCCCACGATACTTAGATGCATGATACACAACAGAAGCACCTGACTATTACAAACCAATAGTAGACTTAGAATACATGAATACAGAACTATGATTAACTTATGACCAAATCTATTGGTATGAACAAAAGTATCTAGATGATAAGGATGGAACACTACAAGAATATCCAACTAAACCTATTGATGCTTTTATATCTTCATGAAGTCAATACTATAACTTACTAAAACTAAATAAATTAAAAATAGTAACAGGAGAACCAGATGACTTACATAAAGAACTCACTCGATTCAATAGAAAAATAAATAAAGATGTAATAATATGAATAGATCTAGCAGAATGATTAGATCATTGAGATTATACAGTGATAAGAGTAAGAGATAGAAACTTGAAACTAATAGCAAGTTATAAATCAAACAGAATAGAACCAGGAGACACTGCACAGATAGTAAACTACATGTATAATTTATGATTCAGATGAGTTATAGCTCCAGAGAGGAACAATCATTGACATACATTCCTATATGCAGCTAAACAATATGTACGATACAAAGACATCTACATTCCTAGACTAGATAAAGATGATGTAGATACAATCAAACTAGGTCAGAGATGACGACATACAAACATCAGAACCAGACCTTTAATGCTAGATGAACACAAACAAGCAATCAATGATGGAATCATACAAGTAGATCAGGAACTGATAGAAGAATGCTATACATTCATAGTAAAGAATAGCAAACCACAAGCAGAAGAGAACTGCAATGATGATATAGTGATGGCAGATGCGATCTGCATACAGATGTTAAAAGAAAGAAGCATGGACAGACAGGAAGCAGTAATAGATGAGATAGAATATTAACTTGACTTTTAAATAGATAAAACTATATATTATATATATAAAATTATATTTTAAAAAACCAATCCATGGATAAATCTAAACTAATCACCCAGGTAAATAATGAATATAATCTAAGTATAAACACAGTAAGACAAAAAAGAGAAGTTTTCAGAGAGAGGATCAAACTATATAATAACCAAAACAAAGATAATAATAAACTTAGTATCAATTTAGTATATGCAACAGTACAAGCAACACTATGAACCACATTCGATGATGAGATACTAGTAGAGTTCCTATGAAGAACACAAGCTGATATAGAATCAACAAAGATGTGGAATGCATTGGCTAAGTTCGATCAAGAAGAAATGTGACTAGATGTTATGTATCATAAACTACAAAAAAATAGAGCAATAACATGAGTATGAATCAGAACATTCAATGCTTGGGATGACAGGAGACAAACACCAACAGCAAGTGTAGTAGATACATTGACTTGGATACCTGATCCAATGTGAAGCTATGATGCTCAGAACTTCAGATGGCATTGATTCGAACTACAGATGACAAAGAATGAGATAAAAAGTAATCCACTATATACCAATGTAGCTAATATTTATACCAATGTAGAAGAAGAAGCACAAAGAACAAATGAAGAGAAGAAAAACAATGCAGGACTAAACTTCCAGCAAGAGAAACTAGATGTATGAGACAATAGTATGTGTAATATATACCATCACTATACAGTAATAAATGGTAGAAAATACCGAATAGCATTAGCAAATAAAAGAAGCATCATCGTAGGAATGATGGAACTTCCTGCAGTGTTAGATATAGAAAAAAAAGATCCAAGCAAGATACCATTTCCAGTAGTTCTAAATTATTATGATCCAGAAGATTGAGATCCATATGGTAATAGTCTCCTAGATCTACTAGAAGATAAACAAAGAGCTCAAAGTAGATATGCACAACTAATGATGCATAGAGCAACCAGAGAAGCTCTATGAAATAACATACTATACGATAAGAACTTGATACCAAATAGAATAGATCTAACAAGACCCACAAAATGACCTAAACTAATATGAGTTGATGGAAGTAAATGACCGATAAGTGGAGCAATGACTGAGATACAAACATCAACAGTACCTGCAAGTAGCTTTAACATGTTCGACTTCATACAAAATAATGCTTTTATGGCAACAGGACTAGATGCAAGAAGTCTATGAGTAGCAGTGGATAGAAATATCACAGCTACAGAAGCTCAACAGATCCAAGCAAATGCTAACCTAAGAGGGATATTACTAAACAAAGTAAACTTCTGGTGAGAAAAGAGGTTTTGGGAACTATGGTACAGAGAATATAAAGCAAATTTCAAAAAAGAAAAATACATAAGGATCAAAGAATGATTAGGAACTAAATCAATCAATATAAAAAAAGATAAGTTCGATACAATGATAGATCCTGATATAGTTATAAAGAGCAAATGAGATGTATTAGTAAAAAGGAGACAAGAAGCAGCAAACCTAATGGCACTACTTCCATTGATCCAACAGAATCCAAGTATTCCAGAAATAAGTAAACTAATATACTTAAGAACAATACTAATTAATAATGGAATATCACCAGAAGTAGTAGAAATATATGTACCAGATACAATAGATGAAGTAAAAGCTAAAGAAGAGGTTCAATTATTAAATGAAAATGAACTACGAGAACCATTAATATGAAGTCTAGACGAAGATCATATATCATACATAATAACATACCAACAAGCATTAGATACAAATGCAAAATGGACTGCTATAGAAGCAAGACGAGAAGCATATAAACAAAGCTGACAAGCACAAATGAAAAACATGATGGTACAACAACAGATGCAATGAGGATGAGATGCAATGAGTAACATGGCAGGAAACCAATTGATGAGTAATGCAATCAGTAATGAGAATACAGATGTAGTAAATAGATGAGACATTCAAAAATAGTTTTAAATTCTAAAAAATATATATATTATGGATGAATTGATAAAAGATATGAGTGAAGAGAACTATCAAGAATATATAAAAACAATACAGTTCGGATATCTAGATACATTAAAAAATATCAAACATATACCGAATATGATAAAAGAATGCGAAGCAGATATAGCAAACATGGAGCTGATCAATAAAAGAAGTAAGGATGAAGAGTCTAAATTACAAGGAATGAAAGTGATACTAGTACAAAATAAAGCTGATATGAAAGAGAACAAAAGAAATATAGCTTACTATAGAGATATTCTTTTATATATTAAATCATTAAGATGCAAGTAAACTACAACACAGAGTTAGATTGAATGAAAGAACTAATGACAAAAACAATCCTGGACAAATTATGTGAATACTATGGAGTAAGATTAATAGATAAACTAAACCTTGAAGCATGGTACAAATTCGAGATAAGAGAAAAACATCTAGATCCGTTAGTAAATGAATTCCAAAAGAATGGTATCAGTATAAATAAAAATTTATTTAAAATATATAAAGATGACACAAATACAAACTGAGGAGCAAAAAGTGTGAATGCACCTAGCACTAAAACAACTGATCCAGAGTGACAGTTGGAAGATAATAAGTGAACACCTAAAAGAGGAGATAAAAAATCATGAACAAAGAATACTACAAAACTTTGATCAAAAAAGAAATAATCCATATTATAGTGTGAATGACCTAGAGAAAATACAATTATTGGTATACAAAAACATACTTAGAACTCCACAGGAGATATTAGAGAATATCGAACTAGTGGGATTAGTTAGTTGAACAGCAGAAATAACTGCATAATAAATTTTATTAAATAATCTATAACAATGGATTTACTACAAGAAATCGCTCTAAAATGACCAGAAGCATTAGAAGAGCTTAGCCAATCATCAGGCATAACAGATGATAATACACCAGAAGAACAACCAACACCAGAACCAATAGAAGAAAAGGAAGAAGAATTTGAAGATGAGATCACAACAGAAGATGTAGAAAAGGAGTTAAAAGAAGAAGAGAACAAACCAGAAGAAGATGAGGATGAGGAAGAACCAGAAGAAGAAGAAGAAAAACCAAAACATAGAAAGAATAATAGTAATATTAAAAAGCTATTATCAGAAAGGAAAGAGTTAAAAAGAACAGTAGGAGACCTAACAACTGAGATGGATAAGATCAAAGAATGATTAGCTAAAGTTGAAGATGGTAAATACTACCAGACTGAAAAAAACTTATTCCTAGAACATCATCCAGAAGCAAAAGACAATATGCAACAAATAGACGAAGTAAGGAAGAAGTTCCCAAAGATGAGTTTTGAATATGCATATAAAATAGTATCTCCTGAAAGTTTTGTTAATGGAACTACAAACCCAAATACCAGATGATATACCCCAGGGAATCTAAAGGCATGAAAGGATGTAAACACTATGACAACAAAGGAGCTTGATGTGGAGGTACAAAAACAGTTTAACGAATGAACTTTACAATTCTTTACATAAATAAATTTAATTAACAATGGCAACAACAGCAAGGACAAATGTAAATGCATCAGGACAAATGTTACAAACATGGCTAGATAGAAAAGTACTAGAAAACTTTGAACCAAATCTTTATTTCCATAAGATGTGAAAACAACCAGTTTTACCATCTGGATATAATACTTTGGCTTTCACTAAAGCTAGTAAATTGACAGTTTCTGACTCAAGTGCAGAACTAACAGAATGACAAACTCCAACAGAAGAAGCATTCACTTATACAACAATCAATGTTACACCTAAACAATATGGTTTATATGTAACAATATCTGATATGTTGAAAGATGCATCAGCAGTAAATGTGATAGGAGATGCAGCAACAGAAGTTGGTAGCAATATGGCTAGATTGATTGATAGTGCTATACAAGGTGTAGTAGTAGCAGGAACAAATGTAACTTATGCAGCAACAACTTCATGAGGGACAAGAGCAGCTGACAGAGCTTCATTAGGTGCTACTAATATAATGTTTGGTATAGATCTAGCAACTATTTCAACTAAGTTGGAAGCTAGAAATGCTCCTAAATTCTGACCAGGATATGCAGCAGTAATACATCCAAATGTATATCATAGTTTAAAAACTGATACAGCAACAGGATGATTTATTGACACTAGAAAATATGCACAACCAGATGCAATCTTCAAATGAGAAGTAGGAATGTTATGGTGAATAAGATTGATTGTTTCAAGTAATGTTAAAACATTATCTTCTACAGTAACAGTTTATCCAACTTTCGTATTCGGAGCAGGATCATACTGAGTAGCAAGTCTACAATCTTTGAAATCTTATGTAACAGGTTGAACTGCAACAGATAGTGATCCATTAGCTCAAAGAGTTAAAGTAGGTGCTAAAGTAGCATTCAATTCTATTATATTGCAAGAAGATGCAATGGAAAGATTCGAATCAGCAAGTGGTATATAAATATAAATAGGTGGGACTTCGGTCTCATCTATTCCTTTAATTATTAAATTAAATCAAATGGAATACAAAATATTTAAAGAAAGCAATAGAGATGTTAACTTTATCACAGAGAAACTACACAATTCAGCTTGAATTACTATAGGAACAACTGAAGCTAAAGTTAAAACTGCAAATACAGTGTATTTCTTGAGTGGTTGATACTTACAGACTAAAGCAGCAACTGATGACTTCTTCACTTTAGCATGAACAGTGACAGCTGATAAATTCAATGTATTTGTCTTCACAATGACAAAAACTTGAGTAGCAGTATCATATACATGAGTAGAGTGAGAAACATTAGCAGCTGTGGAATTCCCTGAAATACCTGATAATGCAACCTTTGTAGGTTATGTGATAGTAAATCCAACAGGTACAGGAAACTTCGTATGAGGTACAAGTGATCTTGACGATGCAACAATAGTTCCAAATGCAGTATTTGTTCAATGAAATGATATATTCTATCCTTTCACTTACAATGCATAAGTATTTATTCAATAGGTGGGACTTCGGTTTCATCTATGAATATAAATATTTATATATTAAATAAGATATAAATGAATATGCAAGATATAGTTGATTTGTCAAGACAGCTATCATACAGAACAGAGCAACAAGTTCCTGATGCTAACTTAATAAAATATAGTAACATAAACTATAGACAACTAACCAGAAAAATCATTACAGATGTAAATGAAGACTTCTTCTATGATGAGTGGACAGCAAATCTAGTAGCAGATCAAAATGAATATACCATGCAGATGGCACAGAGTTCAGTGCAAGGAGCATTCAAAATCTTATGAGTATCATGTAAATATAAATCAGATACAGCTGAAACTACTTATAAATATGAAAAGCTATCAGCAAATACAATAGGAAGTCTGCAAAAATCATTAAATTGGTATGAACAATATCAATCAACAGCAAATCCATTCTATAGGATCAGTGAAAATAGTGTATTCATATACCCTATACCAACAGAAGATGTAACAGAATGATTAAGATTATATTGAATAAAGAATGCAATAGACTTAACAATATCAGCAGTAGAAACTGACTTCATAATACCAAAAGAATACTTGCAGATCATAGCATATTGAAACTTATATCATATACATTTAGCAGATGGAGAGATGGATAAAGCAAATGTAATGAAACAAAACTACTACGATGAGATGAACCAAATGGTTAAAGAATTAAATGAAAGGAATCTAAGTGCAGAAGAAATTATTTTACCTAACTTAAGTGAACTAGAATAATGCCACTATATAATATCAATAAATGGTTTTGATGAATGAGCAATGATGACTATGTATGAACTAATTGAGCAGTATACGAAGCAATCAATGTAGATATCTCAGCAAGTAAAGGAGTGAAGATGAGTAGAAGCTATGAGCTTACAAAGCCATATGAATTATTTACATCGGCACAAGGAAAACCAATGTGACTATTTGAACAATATGGATCATCAGCACCAAGATTAGTGATAAGTGAAAATTGATATATGAAATATTGACTATGAACAGGAACAGTAGTAGATATATCAGCAAAGATGTCAAAAGTAGTTAATATGTGAATAATAAATGATTGAAGTACTGATATATGATTTATATTAGGAAATATATCTGTAACAGCATATATATATAGATGGGATATAGCAGATAATCCTGATTTTGATATAGGAGCAGCATGAGTCAATATAATAGATAGCTGAGTAAGCTTACCAAATGATTTGAACTGATGAACTAGTTACTTCCAAGAAAAAGCACCATATTTAATCCAGAACTGAACACTATATGTAGTAGGATGAAACGATAAAGGACATAATGTATTCCCAATAGATGTCTCAGGAGCAACACGAGTTGAATGAGTAGACTTCCTATCATTAGAAAGAGGATACGAAGTTACATACATATCAAATATATGAGATCAGATAATAGTATATACAAGCAATGGATCAAACTGAAAACAATACTTCTGGGATGGAGTATGATCAGCACCTGAAAGAGTGATAGATTGGTATGACAAACCAATATTATGATGAGCAACACTTAATAATGTAGATTATGTAATCACAGGGAGATGAGATAGGAGAGCATTCTATCAAGTACAATGATACCAAGCAAATGAAATAACACAAACAGATGTGAATGTATTAAACACAGAGATCAGTAAATTTTATTTTGACGATAGCTGAGGAAGTAATGTGATTGAAACAATAGCAGATACAATCATCCTACCTGCACAATGATTTGTTTATAAATATTGAAATAACACTTTAGGATTACCTAAAAACATAACAAGAGATAGAATAATAGGAAATGTTAATTTAATAACTAGTGATTGAGAAAACTTAACAGTATGTACACAATCAAGTAGTTATAATTGAACATTTACTCATTATATAGCAAGAACAAGTCTAAAGAGTCCAAATGATAACACCTCTATATATCCAATAAATACAGTAGCAACAGTAGAATGATTGAAATTTGATTGAGGAGTATATTCCATAGAAAAACAAACAGTGAAATGTAAGATGGGATATGATTTGCCTATCAGACATGGTAGTACAACAACATACTTAAACTGAATAAATATCTATGCAAGAGTAAATGATTGATATGAATACTTTAATTTTTATACATATGTATATAGTAATTGAGATTATACAACTAAACCAAGTGTAGGAGATGTTTATACTACAGATTCACAAACATTCACAGTATATGCAGTAACAGATAGAATAAATATACTAAGTGGATGAACTGAAAGTGAAGTAAAGAATAGATGAATAATAATCCATACAAAATGCACTGATACTAGATATAAGAAAAACCTATCAGGAGTATTAACAAAGAGTACATGAGATGGAGATGCTACAATGAGATTTTATAGAAACGATGTAGGATACGAACTGATAGAAACAATAAAAAGCACAACAGCAGAAGACTTAAATACAAAAGAAAAAACATTTATGTTCTCCAAAAACTTTCACGAGATACAATTCAAATTTGATATATTCACGAATGACAATCAGAACAGTCCAGTGATTAGAGACTTCTATCTACAATATGACTTTATCAAAAACCAAATCTAAATGAAAAAAGAATTAGATAAACAGTTAAAAAAAGATAGAGAAAATGACGATATAGATAATTTGATCATCAAAGAAAAATGAAGCATAAAACATAAGATAATACAAATACCAGACTATTCATATTGAGCAGATCAAGAACAACTAAATGCAGACTACCAAATAAGGAATCTGCATTTTTACACAACAGTAACAGCAAGGCTATCTACTGTAGGAACATGAGAACAAGAAATAAAGATATGATTCAAACCTAAATTTATTGAAATACTAGCATATAAAAAAAACTGAACACAACAAACATATTCAATAGGAACTTCTACAGGATGAGTAGGATCATGTATGTATACATTTTCTACAGTAACACAAAATAATAACGATACTAAGATCTTGGATGTAAACTATGTAAATGAGTGATGAGGTAGAACAACAGCAGAAGTGTTAAAATTAACTAACTACTGATTTATATTAAACTTTACAAGCTCAGGAGAAGATATTCAGATGAACATTAAATGTTATTAACTTGATTTTAAGTATTCCATATATATATATTTAGTATATCATTAACCCAAAAAACAATGGCAGCAACACCTAGTACACCAAATTATAGTGATCAACTAAAGCAGAGTATGCAATGATTGATCGATTGATGAATGAGTAGAGAAGAAGCAGTCCAAAAAACAAGGGAAAAGCTGGAATGATGACTGAATGAATGACAACTAGATAAGGTTAAACAGAATATAAAACAAACAACACAGCCTAAGCAAACTAGCTGAAATTCAGAAATCACGAATACTCCAAGTGAAACATCTAATAAACTTGAATGAATAAAAAGTAAGTATTTAGATAATCCAGATAAAACAACAAACTTTTCTGAAGATAATAAAATAACACCAGCTGGAGAAAAGACTACTAAAAAGACTGAACAAACTCAGAAGAAAGACATACAGTTTGGATATGAAACCACCATTAAACAAAGACAGGACAGAAATGAAACTATCGCACAAGCTTACATAGATAAGTCAAAAGAGTTCAACTCAGAAGAATTAGCAGCAGAGATCAAAAAATTAGCACCATGAGTAACTCAGGATGATATACAAAATACAGTAAAAGATATCGAAACCAGAGTCTCATGAATAAAGAGACAAAAGAAAATCAACGAAAAAGCAATGTGATTGTTAGCAAAAACACCACAGAACCTTTTTGATATGATGAAAACAGGACAACTAATAGAATGAAGTCCAGAATACAATCTAATGATAGAAACTAATCCACAACTTATCGCACAAGTAAATAAATTGAAAAGTGATGCAGTGATCCTTAATTGAATCAACCAGACAGCAATAAATAATAATAAATCCAAAGAAAATACAGAATATAATAGTGATTTAAGTTTGGATGTACAAGGAAGTAAAGTAACAGAGACAGAAAGCTTCGCAGAGAAAATGGCTCAAGAGATGGCTAAAGTGTATGCAGAAATTAACACAAATACACCTGACCTGATGGCTATATATGATAAAACAATGAATACTGATGAAATAAAAGCATCACAAACTAAATTAACAACTCTAGAAAAAGAAATCAAAGATATGGATGTAGAAATAGCATCAGTAGAAGATCAGATCAGAGCAAAATATGCAGCAAAAGGTGTGACAGAGTGATATATCAAAGCAAAAATAAATAAAGAGCTAGGAGCATTGCAAAAATCAAGACAACTAGTAGGAAATGAATACCTAGAAGCACAATCAACATACAATACATATATAAGCTCAGCAGAACAAGAATTCAATATGGTTAAAAGCCAATATGAGCTAGATAGACAAGCAAGTCAGGACAAACTTGCTAAATTACAAGTTCAATATTGAATATTCCAGGATCAACAAGCAAGACAAGATAAACGAGACATGCTGAATACAGAGTATGCATTCAAAAGAGAACAAGAACAAACAGCATGGGATCAAACAATGCTAAAATATAATATAGAAAGCTGAAACATAGACAGCTGAGATCCTATAGCACAAAAAAATTGAATAAGTAATATAGTAAGTGGAATAATGGCTAATTTCCAAAGTTTATGAGTAAATTTCCAAAGAAGTGAATGAATGATCACAAGTGACATCATGAATTGATTAAAAAAAGAATGAAAAGAGATCAACTCTGCAAATGTAAATGAATACATCCAGAAGAATCTAATATCACAGATCAAAGATAAACCTGAATATAAAGCATGGTTAAATCAAGAATGAGGACTAAGTCTTGATGATATGATAGAATACAGCTACACAGAGAACTGAGTAAAGAAAACAGTATTCATAAACCCAAAAACACAACAAATCTATGATCCGACAAATCCATACTGACCAGTGAATGAAATATCACAAGAAGCTATGGATAAAAACATTTGAGATATAGGATGACAATGTTGAGAGAGAGCAAATGCTCTAACAGGACTACCATCTACACCAGGATGAAATAACTTAGCAAAAAGAATAGAAGCATTTTCTGATACTACACCAAAGGTAGGATGACAAATATTATTAACATGAAACTGATACGATAAAACATTCTGACATCTAGCAACTGTAATGAGTATAAATAGTGATTGAACAATAACTTTAGATGAAAGTAATTTCTATTGAGATGAAAAAATAAGTCAAAGAAATATAAAAATCAATGATAAATATATACAATGATTTTATAATAATACTCCCCTAGCAAATTGAATGTGACAGACAGAAGCACAAATAGAAAGTGCAGGATATAGAGAAGCAAACAGTCCAGACTATAAAAAATTTAGAATGTGAGACATGGGAGCAGCTGAACAAAAACTCTTATTTGAAACATATAAAGGATGAGAAACACAATTTAGAGCTGATTCATTAGTTTATTCACAAAAACAAGATTTGAAACTTCTTCCAAGTATAGACAAAACAATAGAAACTCTAGAAAGATTACAAAATGTAAACTTTGGAGTAGTCGAACAGATATGATTTCAAATATGAATAGGAGACTCTGCAGCTCTAATGCAAAACATTAAACAAAAGAGTGTATTACAAGAATTAGTTAATTTAAAATCAAACTGAGCAACATTCGGTGCATTGTCAGATACAGAAGCAAAAAGAATTGAGAATTCAGTTAACATGTGAAAAATTAAAGCATGAATATCTCCTGCTTTATTTACTGAGACAATAAATAACGAATTAGAATTCTATAAAGGAATAAGAGATAGCTTAACAAGCAACAACCCACAATATAAAGGAGATATAAATAATACTATGAATATCCCTGCTACAAATGATGTTTGAAGTTTGTTTGCACAACAATTCAATATGCGATGATGAGCATCTACAAATAATAAAGATTATTCAGATTTATTTATAAATAATTAATATCATGGATATAAATAGTGAAAAAAAGAGTCAGATAGGATTCCCCCCTTATCAAAAAAAAGCAAGTTTCTGAGGAGATCAATCACAATCTCCATTATTACGATACAAACAAGGAGAAAAATTTCAAGATCAGAAATTACAAGAAATTAACCAACAAAACCAAGAACCAGAAAATGTATTCGCTAAAGATCCTATAGGACAAACACCAGTGACTAAAGTCATAAGTATGAATGAATTTAAAGCAAAGATGGATGAGGTAAAAGCAACACCTGAAGAAATTCATAATACATATATAAAAATAAGAGATGAGAAGTGAATAGAGGTAACATGATACAGTGACTTCATAAAACATATCAGACAAATATCTATACAAGCAATACAAAAAAAACAAGAACAAGATGTAGAAATAGCAGATAATTTAGACAACACAGTACAATGAAGAAATAAACTAATAGCAGAACTGACAGAGATGAGTGATCCAGACGAAATGAAATCACAAGTAGATAAGTGGTTGACATCTCCATCACTAAACCGAAGTGAATATAAATGAGATGAAAACCGAGCAGGTATTGCACTGGATGTAGTAGTAAATTTCCTACCATCTAGTTTCGACCTAACAAAAAGTGTATGATACATGCTAAAGAATCCACTAGATACAGCAGGAGCATTAGCTCCTATAGCAGCATGAACATTATGAAAATCAGCACAATGATTCGCAATGGTATGAAACCAAATAGAAAAATGAATAACAGACTATGTAGAGAACCCAATCAGATCATTATTCTGAGCAGATCCAATAGAAGCATCAGAAACACCAACAAATCCTGTAGCAGAATTTGGTAAAGCATTCTGAATAGAAAGTTTAGAACAAAGTGATGAGATGCTATCAGTGATATGAGAATATTACAAAAAAAGATATACAGATCTAGAAGAATTCAAAAGAGCATTAGCAACAAATCCTGCAGAAATCATAAGTGATATAGCAATGATATTCACAGGTTGAAGTGCTGCTGCAGCAAAATTATTAGCGAATTATGCTAAAATTTCCAAAATAAGTAACTTAAACACATTAAATAAACTAACAGGACTAAGCAATACATTCAATAAAGCAGCTAAATTCACAAATGCAATAGACAATTGGGCAATGTATGCCAACCTTAAAATAGCAGGTAAATGACTAGGTAAAGTAATGGATGGTATAGGATGGTGAATAGCAAAAGCATGATGATTCAATAAATGAGCAAGTAAGGTTATGATGGCATACCCTCAATTATTCGAAGATTATAATAATTGAATAAGAAGTCTAGAAGACATCAAAATGGAATTAAAAGAAATTAAATGAATAAAACAAGGAACTATAGATACGATAACAAACAACCTAGAGATAGCAAAAGAAAGTTGATTAACAAAAATAACTGAGATCGTAGAAAACATAGAGAATGGAATTATCGACAAGATAGAATCAAATACAAGTAGATTATTCAAAGAAAGGACATACGATCTGGAAAATCTTCCAGGAATGCAAGGAGCTAAGTTTGATATAACTGAAACATTAGCTTATATAGATGATGCATTAGAAAATGATTACAACCTATCACAATCAGGAGAGAATCAATTGAAAGCAATCCAGAATAGGATCAAAGAACTAATGGCAACCACAGACGAACTTGATCCAAAGAATGTAAACATGCAGAACTGACAATGGAGCTTAAACTGACAAAAGAACTGATCCCAAATGAATTTCAAACAACTAAGAAAACTACAGGCAGACATCAAAGACTTCTTACAAATAAAAGATGGTCTAAAATCTCCAATAGATAGACAACTAAATATCATACAAAAACAGATCAAGGATCTAGAAAATACGATCCCATGAGCAAAAGAAATTAATAAAAAATATTGACAACAATCAAAAGAACTATCAGACATACTAAACCGAAGTAAACAAGGATGAGAAATGAGAAAAAACATAGTATCTAAGATCAGAAACTTAAACAAAAGTTCAAACAGATTATATAAAAAAGCATTAAGTGGTTTAGGAATAGACGATGATGTGGCTAAACTAGAAGAAATATTAAAAAAACAAAAGGAAATAGAGAAGAAAACCATACCAGAGATGATAAAGAATTACAACAGAGGAGATCTAAACAACCTATTCTGAGATAAGTTCCTCGACAGTCTTGAAATGGCAGTAAAAGAAACATGAGATGTAGATCTACTTGATAAATTAGTATCAGATGAATACTTCAAAATAGATAAATTTTCTGCTAATTTATTAAATAAACCTAAGGTATTAGAAAAAACAGCAGAGATATTATGAACATCAGTTGAAGAATTAACAAAGCATCTAAATATAACTAAAGTGTTATGAAATTTAGAAAACACACTAAACTCTTCAACTTGAAAATCAAACATGAAGTGGATGATGGCAGCAGTGTCATGAGGAGCATGATCAGTTGCAGGATGAGTTCCTGGAATGATATTGCGAGGGATAATATGATTAGTAGTTTCAAACCCAAATAATGCAGTGAAGTTATTCACTACAATATGAAAAACAAAACAGATCCCAACTAAAGTAATAAATGAATTATCAAACTTAATATTCAAAGGTAAGGCAGCAGTAAAATGATTCTTAAAAGATAAGAAGATTACACCTAAACAAGAAGAACAGATCATAGAAATAATAACAGATAAAGAATTCATTAAACAACTAGATACAAATAATGAATTATTTGACGAACAAGTATATGATTCATTACCATACGACGATACAATCAAATCAAATCCAGACTTCATAGATGCTAGAAAACCACAAGAAGTAACTCCAGGATGAATAGTAAGAGATCAAGGAAAGAAAACAATCCAAGAAATATGAGTTGATCAACCTACTAAATGAAATGTAGAATGATTAACATTAGAATGAAAAACAACAAAACGAGAGAAACCAGAATGATCAATAGAGGTAGATGTATATGATGCAAGAAAATGAGATGTAACAAGATTATGAACTATAGATAAGATAGTACATGATAGATCAATAAGAAAATTTGAAATAGGATGAAAGAACTATATCGCATCAGATATAGGAAAGATATATAACCTAAAAGATAAAAAAACAGAAAAACTTATACAACAATCAATAACAACAAAATCATATAATATCCCAAAAAGTATGACATCACAAGGAGCTAAACAATGATTAGCAGAAGAACTATGATTTAAGGATATAGAAACATTATTCAATCGTGAAGACTTCGATATGAAAGATCTTAAAAAAGTAAAAACATTGTTAGATCCTAGAACAAAAGAAACAACAACTAAAAAATTATTTAAAGAACTAGATGATAAGTTCAATACATCAAGAGCTGATCCAATAGTTGATATAACAGATAGAGCATACAAAGTAGAACCAGAATTCGCTAGATGAATGACACCAAGTGAGATGGCATGATGAGGTAGAAACAAGATATTTGGAACTAAATGATTAATATGATGACAACAGGCGACAATAAACCCTACAAATATAAATACTGCTAAACAAATAATCAAAAAAGATAGTTGATTGATGATGAGCAATAAGAATGGAATAGGAGGAAGTCCTAAAAGTAATTTAGTAAATGAAGCTAAGAAGTATAAGAGTGCAAAAGTATTTTGAGAAGATATTATAGATGAGGCTGAAATAACAAATAGTGGTAAGAAATGGGCTGATTATAACTATAAACTTGAATATAAAAATATTGATGATTTAAAAC